CCTTACCCGTAACCGACGCAGTAAATATCTGATAGTGACTAGACGCCCGTTGCGCGTTACCTGCGTACTCCGCGTCTTTCATGTAAGCCATGTACAGCACGTAATTCAGAATCGCGTTCTGGTACAAGTCAGGAATAGAAATCGGGTCAGACATCTGAGTTACATCGTCAGGGTTAGCTGAGTAGATGATCTCTATGTGCGGGATTAACGCGCCGGTGTAGTCGTTAGAAATACCGGGGTAAACGTAGAAGTGCTGTGGGTCTTGCTCGTCGTACATGTAGTGCTTAACGAGGTTGCCGAACTCGGACTCCCCTCTTACTTCTGGGTCATGCCAATCTGGTTGCTGTGCATCCAAGATTTCTCGGCTGACCAACCGAATAGCTCTGCCGCCAACATTAGCGCCAGCGTCGATCATGTTGCGCACTACGCGTAGTAGTCTAAGGGCACCGGCTGGCAGCGACTGCTTGGTGCCGGGGATCATAGCCATGGTTTCGTTTTTAGAGCTTGCGTCTGGTTTTATCAGAGCAATTTCACGTTGGCCGTCGTTGATCCATCCGATTAACTCATCGTCAGGCCATCGAACAGAGGTTGTGTCCTGTAAGACCGCTCTCGCTTTAGTTACAACACTCCCAACTGTGACTGCCATGGTTAGTCCTCTTTAGTTAGCGCTTCGGCCCACGCCTCTTCGCGCTCATCTACTTCAACAGACCGCCCAGCCATTTTGTTTACTACAGCGGCTTTGGGGGTTCCGTCCGCACGCAAATCGTCGGGGTTCGCGCGCTCAATTATTTTTGCCATGACCACGCTTAGGTCATCGCTCTCTTCTACCACTTCCTGCTCTGGCTCCTTTGGCTCTTCTGCTGGTGCAGGAGGAGTGCCGGAGTTCAGCTCTGGCTTTGGCGGTGGGTCAACAGGCTTAGGCTCACTGCCCTGCCTTGCCCCTTTACGTAATGCCTCAAGCCCTAAATTTTCTGGTAGCTCACGGGGTATACCCGCCTTCAAACGGCATGCGCCGCCATTGGTTAGAGACACGTACAAATCTTTGTCACTAATAATCATCATGATTTATGTCCTCCAAAAGTAAGAAGCCCCTCCGAAGAGGGGCTATCCGTTTTACGGTGCTGCTGTGTACTCTGTTCCGTAAGCGGTATCCAAAGCGATAACGCCGAAGTCTTGATCGTCTCCGGTGTAGTCTGAGTTGAATACTGGCTTCAGGAAGCCGAAGATCTTGTCGATAGCGATACCGTGCTGGTTACCGTAATCGAAAGTCTTCTCGACCATGTTTGGCAGACCGATGTCAGCCATGGCCAGAGCTTGTGCACCACAGAACAGTGCGCGAGCGCCCGGTACGCCCCAACCAGCGTCATTGCCGCCTTCGGTTGAGAATACGTGTCGGAACTCGTGGACCATTACGCCATCAACCATCAGGCTAGTAGTACCAGCGAACAGCTCGTTGCTTGGGCCACGAACACCAGCGTTCCGCACGTTAGCGAGGAAGTCAGGGTCGAGCTTCAGCGTAGCCATCTGACGAGGAGTCACAAACATGTGATACACCTCTTGGTTACCTGCACCACGCAAGCCACGGATGTAGTTGTCTTTGGCGAATGCCTTAACTTCTACAATGTGCTTGTAACCGATAGTGTCGGTAACAGTCAGAGCGGTTGGGTCACCAGCGTCTACACCACCATCGCCCGGCTCAGTAGAACCAGTAACCATCAAGTGACGGTTTGCAGTAGGTGCAGTAACAGAGTCAGCAAACTCAAGGTCAGTCAGGTTTTGGCCCGTTGATCCTTTGACAGTCCGCTTCGCGCCGTTGGTCTTGTAGTCGTAAGTCACACCAGACATGGTCAAGAACGCGAGCTGGTCGATACGATCGGCCATAGCGTAAGCGAGCATGTCGCGTGAAGTCTCACGGAAAGTGACTACTGAGCGTTGGTCAGCCATGCGGCCAGCCAAGCGGTTAGCAAATCGAAGCTGGTCGAGCTGAACGACTTCGTCGTACGCGCGCAATGCTTCTTCGTTGCCTTCCAGATCGAAGTCACCGGTGGTGCCGTCTTCTGCCATATCTGCAAGCAGAGTAATGACAGCCCGTGCGCCTTTCTCATTCTTGGTCAGCTCAGTGATGCGCTGAACCATAGAGTTAGGGCCGTTGCCAGCAAATTGGTTAATGAAAGATGCGTTGCGGGCAACGCGCCAAAAATCTCGACTCCAGACGGTGAGTTCTTCTTCCGTCAGTGCCGCAAAGTTAGTAAGAGCCATGATTGGCCTCCAAATAAAGTGCGTGATTGACAAAAGGCATTTCTGCCTACTCAGCCGACTGTCGTGTTCGGACCAACGATTTGACACTCTTTAACGAGGTGTGCCCTCGGCGGGTTTAACGCCCTGCGTGGCGAAGGTAGCGCGTGACGTGCGCTAACCGATTGCGTATCGCTGCAATAAGCGAAGTGCCTACAATATTAATCTGCTAATACAGTAAGGTAAAGGTTTTTTACCCGTTATTCAGATGCTTACGTTCGTTCACGCACGGCTTGTATTCTTCCGGTGCTGAACCAGACTTCCTACCCGTCTCATGGTAGTGAGCGATGGGTGGGTCAGTAATATCTTTTAACGGTTGGTATCCCTTCGCCTTGCGGGGTGGGACATCGATGTGCCTGTTGGGGGGTGCACCTGCCATGATACTTCTCCTTAGTAAAGATCGCCGCGTAGTCGCTTCAGAGTCGCAGCGGGTAACGCGTTGAACTCTTCTTCCGACATATTAGCTAGGTTGATGGGTTTCTCACCTCTGGAACTAGATGATTCGCCCGGTAGTTCTGGGGGTTGGGCCTTCGCTTGGCTCAATTTCTTGGTTACTTCACCACGTTTCTTGGCCACTTCGTCCACCTTGGGTGCTTGAGAGTCAGCCAGAGCGGGTTGCTCCTCTGCGCTAATCATCTCGTTAGACTTCACAACGAATGCCGCCGCCTTAGACAGTGCATTGACGGGGTCTTCGCCTTTGATGATGAACGCGTCACGCAGTTCGATCACTTCTTGGGTCATTTCTTCGCTGTATTGATCGGAAGTTTTGTCAAAAACCGGGAAAGTGGCCTCTAATTCCGATGCCGCGCGCTGTAACGTGGTGGCAGTTTGGTTAAATGAGACAGTTTCAGCCATTTTCTGACTCATCTCCCACTCCAACTGCGTCTTTTCAGCGGTACGGATCTGCTGACGGAGGGATACGGCCTCTTTCTGCTGGCCATCCAGCACCAGATTCATGTACTCGGCCTCTTTTGCGTCGAAATCGTAGGCTTCCGGCGCATCAGGCGGCGGAGTCTGGGCCAACTTCATGTCCTCTAGCTCTTTCTGGGACGCTTTCAGCTTGTCCAGCACCTCGTCGAGCCGCGCTTTGGGGATCATGTGGTTCCCTTTAGTGCGTTTCGTCGTCTCTTTCGGCTGCTCTTCGGCGACGGTGTCAGTATTACCGGTTTCGTCGGCCTCTTTTCCGTCGTCGCCCGCTTGTTCCTCTTCTTCGACAATGCGAGCGGATGCATCTTCCGCCGGTGCTAGCTCCATGTCCTCGGCAACAGTCTCTTCGGAGACTTCTTCAGCCGTTTCCACGACCTCTTCCTCCTCCGTCTGCTCAACTTCGTCTTCTGCCACGACATCTGCCGCAGTTACCGCCGCTTCACCGTCGTCGCTCAACCCAAAACTCAGGTCAACTGGGCCGGGATCGTCTTCCATTGGGTCAGCACCGGGCATGACGTCGAACATTACGTCTTCGTTCTCCTGTTCCTGCTTCTTACCTTTCTTAGCCATTAGCAATCTCCTATTGCACAGTTACTGGGGGTTTTTTCTCTAGATCTTTCGCCATTGCCGCCTGCTTTTTGGCACTGGTTTGCATCGCGGTAGCCGCTATACGGGTAGCCGCGTTAGTCTCGGACTGCTGTATCGAAGCCTGATTCGACATCTCAGATAGCTGCATGCGCAGGTTAAGCTCTGCCATACGTTGCTGAAGCTCTGCCTGCATCTTCGCAATCTCAAGCTGCGGCTGAACCTCGCTGATGTCCTGTACTTTGGCGATATTGACCGCCGCGTCGGAGCTGATCTTCTTGACCTCTGCATCCAACTTCGCCATCTCCAACTGAATCTGCTGCATCTGAAGCTCCTGCTGTTGCTGCATGGCCTGCTGTTGCTCTGGTGTTGGTGGCTCTTCGCCCGTGCGCACGCGTACGCGCTTGGCCAACTCCTGCTTGCGAGCAAGGTGCGAGTACTCGATGACCGCATCGTCCGGTATGGCAACGCCCGCTTGCCGCAGGTTGAGTGCTTCGGCGAACTGAATTTCGTCAAAGGAATCGCGCGCAGGTGAAGAACTGATGACTACGTCGTACTCACCTATCGTCATATCGTTGATAATCCTGCCCTCTGGCGTCTCTTGGTTTAGCACCATAGGCTCACGCGGCTGGAGCGGATCGTCTTCGTTGGTAATCATGAACACGCGCTCCTCTGTATAGAACGCCTGCACCAACTCCAATATCTTTATCGCTAAGTACTGCCGCGTCTTGGCGAGGTTGTCCAACGGCACCTGTATCAACACCGCGCCACGGTTCTGCTTGGCTTGGATCGCGATGCCTGATACCTCTGGCGAGTCCGACCCCATCATGGAGTCACTGACGCCACTAATGGACTTAATGTTGTTCTCGGCCTTAGCGCTGATGCGGTCTAGCCCTGTCGGGATACTGTTGGGCTGGATCTTGGTCGGCATGTTAGAGCCACGGTTGTACTCAACCACCAGACCCGT